TTGCGATAAGGCAACAATAGTAATGTTTAGTTCTTTCGCCAAGTTTTTGAGCGCCCTAGCAACCTTTGAGACTTCTTGTTCTCTGGTTCCTTTTGATCCGACACTCGCTGTGACAAGCTGTAAGTAGTCAACAAACACAAGCTTAATACCGCAACTGTGTACATATTGTCTAGTTTTTGATAGTAAATAATTCAATGATGTTTGTTTACATTCATCGATATAGATCTTTCGCTCTATTATATCGCTGGCTGTATTATGAACTCGTTTAAGATCTTCATCTTTAAGTTCACCATTTTGTATCCAACGTATTGGTATTTCAGATTCAAGTGCTACAAGACGCATTATAAGCTGATTTACTGACATTTCATAACTAAATATAAGTGCAGGTGCATCAGCTACCTTAACTGCATTATATGCAAGATTTAAGGCAAGGCTAGTTTTACCCATAGATGAAGCAGCACCAATAATTACAAGGTCTGTACCTTGCCAACCACCAGTAAAATCATCTAAAGATTTATAACCAGTTGTAACACCAACAATACCATCAGTATTAATTCGTTTTTCTACGTCTTTTAGAAAATCTATCATCTGTGTTTTAATATCAGCAACATCAGAATCTTTTACAACTGATATTTTTGTATTCATCTTATTGATATAAGACAATACATCATCAACAGATTCACCGTTTAGATATTTATTCTGTGCTTCTGTAAGCAAAGTATGCATCTGTCTTTTACGACTTTCTTCATGCAGTTGTTTTATGCATGATTTAACTGAACTAAATACGCTATCTTCCGTATATATACTTGATAATTGAAGTTTTTCTTCATGATCACAGCCAAGGGCAGCAGACATTGACACTAAGTCAATATCTTTCTGCTCTGACTGCATAACCAAAAACATCTCGTAAACACGTTTGTGAAACATATTATCAAAAATATTGACACTTAGTTTCTCAGCGTTTTCATAGTATAGTTCAGGATGCATCAAGAGTTTTGAAAGCAATGTGCGTTCTAACTCATATTTAATTAATTCATCGTGCATCACATTTTTTTGGGGCGTTAAATTTAATCATAATTTTTTATTTCACTAACATTCATGCTAATTGTTTCACAATCTTCTTTACATTTAGAACATTGATATTCACCAACATCAAGCGTGTATTCTTCATCATCTTCCCAATACACTTTTGCTTTACAACATTCTGAAGCTGATCCTATTTCCCAATGATTATCTTCAAATCTACCAGAAGAGCTATTAGCTATAAGATGACCGCCAAAACACATACCTGGTTCATCATATTCTAATGAAAACTCAAGATTAGGATATTTGTCCATAATGTTTTGTATCCAAGCAATAGGTGGTGACCACGCTGTATCAAAACCTACAGAAAAACATTGTGGTTCTGATTCATTTATATGCGGATCACATGCGTCCCATTTTGTACCCCAGTTTTCGCAAGACCAGTCATACCAGTCTTCACGATCACCGCGGGGCAAGGTTCCTTCAAAAGAAAATTCTTCTTTTGTAGCTTTTGTTGATTTTTCTACAAATTTTTGTAGTTCAACTACATGCTCTTTTGTGCACATTACCTCTAAATGATTCCAACACCAATTAGGCATGTTCTCCTGTTTTAATCATTGTTATAAACTCTTCAGGAGTACCTTCAAAAAATGTAGGATCGTTATTTTTATAAGTATCATATACTTCAAAATCTATTTCTGCACCTTCTTCTATATATATTTTATATATATATTCTTCTCCGCAATCAATAGCATCAGCCCCATAAAGATAAATTCCACCAGGGCCATCTTTAAAATGTGCAAACATTTGTGCGGCTAAACAACCAGCACCATTTGCTATTGTTTTTGTTTCTCCAAGCACAATACCATTTACTATTGTAAATTTACTAAGCCATTCTGCTAATTCATAACCATGGCCTGATGGGTATCCATCATACTGACGATACATAGTAGTTAATGTTTTTTCTTTTTTTTCTTTCGTTTGAAAGTCTTCGTATCTTTCGATAATTTTTGTTAAACTTCTAGTTCCCATAATTTTATTTTATTTCTGCAATGTATGCTTCGCTTTGCTCTACATCCATTTGTTTAAGTTCTTCTTCATAGATTTGATCCCAAATTTCTTCAGATCTTTGTTTTTGATCAGAACTTGGTTGATTTATAGTTTCCCATAATTCATCTATGTTGTTTGCTTCAACCTCTATGGTTGTTGTGTAGGTTCTATCTACTATTACTTTATATTTTTTCATAATTATAAATTTATAGTTACTTCAACCCAACCTTTTTCGCTGTGATCAGCGTTTACATTATAACCATCTCTGTGCAGCATTGTTTCTAGCTTCATTGCTGCTAACCAAAGCTCTGGCTCTGGTACTTCATCGTGATAGTCATCGTACATTGTTGCACCACGACATTGATAAAATATATCATCCACGTCTTGCTTAACTAACTCAAACTTCCAACCATCAACAGTTACGTAGTTTGATAAATCATCTATTTTACTCATCTTCATTAATTTTAATTGTAAACCTAGATCCAGTAGGTGCGTCATGGTGGTAACAGACTCCTTCGAGTCCATCACCATCCATCCACACATCTGTTCGACAGCGTCCATCATGCATAAGCAATGCATTTGCTATCTTTTCAGGATCACTTGATGTCATGTATCCTGTTTGTCCACGCCAGTTAGCGTTTTTGACTTTTACGTTCCAAACACTACAACCCATGTCTTTTAACGCATTTTTCATATCGTACAAATAATCTTCGTACTGAAATTCGTCATGCGTTTCTTCGTAGCTTGCTACGTATACTTTATGATCTTTTACATCCATTATACTTCTTGTAAATTAATTAACATTCCTTTTTCCATCAATTGATCTTCAATTGTCTTAAAAGCTATTAGGTTCTTTTTATAGCCAGAACCTGTCATAAGGTTATCAATACCTTTATCTTCTATGTGGTTTGTATAATAAGTTACACCATTAAATAAACCCCATAAAGTATTACCTTTATTTTCAAATTCTTTTGACAAAGCATATGTAAAACCATCTAATTGGTTTTTCTTACGTGTAGAAGTTTCCGCTACTTTATCATTAGGATTTATTTTCATTACTTTTTGCATAACATTAGCAATGATAGTTTGATCAGCAGGCACTCTAGCCATAGCTCTATATGTTAACATTAAGTTATCATCAAGTATAAGAGCTTTTTCAAATTCATTGACAGCAAGCTTTAATCTTTCAGATGCACTCATAGTATGTCTAAACTTAGATAAGTCCTTCATAGCTTTATGAAAGGTATTAGAACAGGATATAACTGTGTTAGTAGAACCAAACCCTATAGAGCTTGATCCGTCATGCGAGTTAAGGCAGGTAATATGACGTTTCAATGTGTCGCCATTAATATTATAATCATCTAAAGACAACTGGTAGTATACCTTTTGTCCTTTAGTTCTGCCCATAGCGTCACCTTTGATGTCACCACCAAAACGCATTTGTATTCTAACCATAATATCAGCTAGTTCTTCGTTTTGCATAGGCACATATCTTTCACCTACAGTGCTTAACCAAGCCTTATTGTCTGATCTAAACAGGCCATAACTACCTGTTTTTTTACCATCATCTGTAGATAATGGTTCTTTTGTTACTGTCCAACACGTTCCTGTTTCATACAGCGTGTCAAATACTTTTTCGTTTCTTAAATCCATAGTTTTATTTATTAATATATTTGTTTAATTACACAATCATAGACAAAATCTGTATCTTGATTTATTTCTTCTAATTGTTCATCTGTCATTGGTTCTCCATCATAATCTGCACTATCAATAAATGCATCAACGAAGTCAGGGTAGTCTTCATAATTTATGTTATCAATTAAAATGTTACTAATTTTTTTGTAATCCATAATTTTATTAAATGTGCCCTCCGTTTCCGCTAGGCAGTTTATACATGTATTCAGATTCCTCTGTGTGGTCTGTCCAGTCTATTAAATCATCCATACCAAAACCGTGTTCCAATGGACATTTATCCATATTATCTGCAAGTTTATCAACCCACAAGTCTTCATGATTTATAAGGTATTCATGTGCTTCAGTAAAATCAGAGTCTTCCAAATTAGGAATTTCTATTTCGATCATACCTACTTTATAGTAGACTTGTCGTTGATATAATTTAATTTTCATATTACTGGTATTGTTAATAATTCTTTATAATTTGTAAGAATAGCACCGCCATCATTACCTTCATCATCCATAGATGGTATTAAAATACCACCATCATCAAGATGTATTGCGATAGGTGTGTTATACCACATCCATTCTTTTACTTCTTCTTTAGGAAGATATTCTACTTTTACAATAGTGCGACCAACAAGGTATTTATCTACCTTGTCAGTCCAATATTTTCTTGGATTTTTAATCATAATTTATTTAGTTATTAGTTCAACTGATGTATTCACTTGTGGGTTACCTTTGACAGCTATAGCTTCAAGTTTTTTAAGCCCACGTGTGTGTTTGGATAACTTGTTGATAGTCTTAGCGCATTCGTTTATCCACTCCTGCTTTACAGACTCGTAGTTATCACCTTCTTCTAATTCAATGGTTACACCATAGTTCCATTTAACTGACTCGAAGTTACCCGTATTTACGGCTTCAGAGCAGTTTACATTTAATTGTATTACTTTCATAAGTTATCTTCTATATGTTCTTGTATAGTTTCTATTAAATCATCATAGTAATCAATAGCAATATTTTGGATTACATAATGGAGATCTTCACCACCACAAAAAGTTATTTTCTTTATTTCAAGTTCCCTATGTGGTGGTTGTTCCCAATCACCTCTATCATAAGTATATTCGTATTCGACCATTAACTGATCATCTGTTTCATATGTTCCGTGTTCTACCATATTATTTAATTTTTAATTTTTCTATTAATCTATTATATCTGTATTTAAGTTCAACCCTGGCATGACCAAGGTTGCGCTTAAATTTATTTTCATCAAACTGTTCTACAGTTCTTTGTAATTCACGAAGTTGATTAAGAATCTTTTGTCGCATAATTTATTTTCATTTCTTGATTAAATAATCTATTAACTAAGGTCATGTATTCTGTCATGTCCTGTGTTTTTAAAAGTTGTGTTTCTACCATATTTCTAGCAGAATCTAACTGATCTTTTGTTTTACAACTTTCAATTACTTTTACGATTTTATCGTAGTTTTCATTATACTTCATAGCTATCATCTGTATAGTTAGTGTATAAATGATCTAATTCCTGTTCTGACAAAAAGCTTTCAGCTTCTTTTTCAGCAATCTCAGGTTCCATAATAGTTCTCTCAGCCAACTCTTTAGCTTTTTTAATAGCATATCCAAGTTTAATGTTATACTGAGTGCACTTACTTGCATAGTGATCACCATATTTCTTTACATGTTCTTTATTTTCTTTGAAATCATCACTCTGTGGAATGATGGTAAATGCAACATAGCCGTCATCTGCAGCAATTCGTTGTAATTCTTTCATTGAAACTAAACAGTTAACTTTAGTTTTTCCGTTGTTAGTAAATGATTGAAATTTACCTTTGATTAAATTTGACATAGTTTTATTAATTTAAATATTAAGAATTGAATTTTTTCATTAGCGATGTGCCAATAGTAAAGATCAGCCCTGTTAGTATGGCTGTAACCATACCTGAGAATGTGCCCAGGAATAGTAGTGGTAGTCCGAATGTTAGCAGGACATCCCACAATACATTTGTTTTCATAAATGTTTTTCTTGACATTACCTTGCGTAAGATCAAGTAGAAACCAGCAGCGCTAGCTGCACTCATCCATATTATACTCATAATTATATATTTATTATAGGTTATTATTTACATAGTATTTTAGCTTAGTAAGTTCGTCATACCTAGCCATAATTGTTTCATCATATTCATCATCAACGAAGTCTGCTATATGTCTGCGATGCAGCTCTAGCCTTTCTTCTATATATTGTTTATAAACATGTAGTTCATG